GTAAGACTATCCATAGTCCACCAGAAGTTCAGGACTGTTTCGTAGTTTGGTCCTAGAAAGTCTTGTGGACTTGTTAGTGCTTCAGGGTTTTGAAGACGGGTAGAGAAGTTTTGGTGGGCTTTTGAATATGACATATTCTCCTGAGGTCTTTCCATAAGAATACCCCATCTGGAGACCAAATGGGGTAAGTCGCGGACAGTTTAAAAACCGTCTATCAACCGTCTGCTAGGGCCACAAAGCGTTGCAGGTCTTCATCTTCTTCATCATCTGCAATTGCCGCCTTCGATTTAGAGTAAGAAGTCTCAAGTTCAGCAAGAATATCTTCTTTTGGATTGAGAAGTTCTTCAAGGTCTTTTTCCTGCTCTTCAACTGAAGGGGCAGAAGTTGTTGGACGAGAGTTAGTCACAGCAGAAAGACGCTTTTCAAGTTCGTCATAAGACTTAAACTTTTCGGGAGCAACGATTGCTTGTAGAGAGTGTAGTTGTTCATACACAATCTCAAGTTTATCATCATCACCACCTAGAAACTCTGTCTGAGATTCAAACTTGCTGTCGTCGTAGTTTGGCATACTACGCTCTTTGCCGCCAATAACGGTTTTGATAGTTTTAGAAATAAGACGGAAGTTTGCACCATCCCAGAAATCAAATGGTTGAATAACTGGGTCGCCATCAAACTCTGGCTTCATTGCAGCAACGATCTTGTCAAAGATTTTCTGACCGAATCGGAAGATTTTGACAGTACCTTCTACTGAAGGGTCCGCGGGATTGCTGACCACATAAACGTTGGCATAATAAGAAAGTTTACGCTTTCTATCTCGGGCAATGTTCTTATCTGAGTCGTTTCCACTGTTCCAAAGTGCGCTGTTGGAGGTGCAAATCGAGCACTGTTCGCCTAAAGTAGTCGGGCAGTTTTCAATCAGCCACTTTCCACTCACTTGGAAGCCGTGATTATAGAGCCTCACAAATGGTGCGTCCTCACCACCGGGAGCAGGTAGGAAGCGCAGAATTGCACGACCATTACCAGCCTTATCGGTTTCAAGTTTGAAAACGTTAAGGTCGTCAGAATATGAACCACTATTCAGTTTTTCGGCTTCTTTCAGAAGTTTTTCTGTTAAAGCACCAATACCTGACTTGCTCTGCTTTTTAAGTTGTTTGAAATCCATAGTACGTTAAATTGCGTTAGATGTTTGTGTTTTGGAAACTTTTTGGAACTCAACGGTTTGCCAACCAGTTTATTTAGAAGAGTGTGTCTAGGGCATTTGGAACGGGAGTTTTGTTTATTCTCTCCGAGCCAGGTTTGAAATACTCTTCATCTAATTCAATACCAATATATCCCCGTCCAGTCTTCTTTGCCGCAACCCCACTAGTACCACTACCAAAGCAATTATCTAGAACCACATCATTTTCATCTGTGTAGGTCCTAATAAGATATTCCATTAGTGGAACTGGCTTTTGAGTGGGGTGTAATCCTTTTTCTTGTTTGAACTGAAGAACAGTTTTAGGATATCTTGTTCCTTCTGGATTATCCCTGTGTTTTGAATCAAGGTCTCCATAAACCTCGCCCAACTTCTTTTGCTTTGATTTAAACCCACCATAAGGAGTTGAAATCGCCATCTGTGGATTATACTTAGGTCTCTTTCTATAAAAGACTACGATGTTTTCGTGTGCCTTTAGTGGTTGTATCTTAGCCACCATTGGATTTGTGCCCTGTGGCTTTTCCCATATCCACTCATATCTAAAGTTTTTTAGATTAGAAGAGATAAGAGCAGTTGTAAAGGGTTGAGATGCGGTAAATACCATTGCCGCATCTTCTTTTGCAACTCGGTTGTACTGTTCCCATAAAGGCTCAAAGGGAATCAGAATATCAAACTTTGCGGCAGTTATTTCATAAGGAAGGTCGGCCAGAATCATATCAACTGAGCCATCTGGAATTGTCTTCATAATTTCAAGACAATCCCCTCGATAAAGTTCAATCAATCGTAATCACCTCCGGTTGAATATTAGCTGCTTCTAGATTTATCGTCGTCCAGAGTTGCCCACTTAAAGATTGTTGAATTGCGGCTTGATATCTATCAGTTATACAGAACCAGCCACTTTGCTTTCCAGTCTTTGAATATTTCGGTTGCCAGTCAGCCTCTGAGTAGTTAAGAATGTGTGTATCAAATGAGAATAAGTAGTATTCCTTTCTGCCAGTTTTCCTTGTACTTGTTGCAAGACAGACATAAAAATCTTCTTGCTTATCTGAAAAAAATCTTAACTTCTGTTTAAGAGTTTTGTATTCTCCACTTCTTGAACCACTGATTTGTAGCGTATTTTGTGTCGGATTATACTTTCCACTCTTATTTGAAATCTTAAGTGTTGTTCCCCCAATCGTGCAGATTTGATCTTTCCCTACAGAATGAGAGCGGTCTGGCCTCCAATCTGAATAACCTTCAATGTCTTCAATGGACTTTGCAAATATCTCTTCCCAGTATTCGGCAATAACTGGCAGTTCGTAAAGTTTGTGGTGTTCTTTTATTCTATATTCAATTCTGGTTTTTAAATCATTGTCTATCAATTTCCTTTCTCATTTCATCAATTAAGTATTGGATGCTATTAAATGCATCTTGAATTGTATCTTCCCCAAATAATCCTGAACACTCTTGAATTCTTTGCTTCATTTCTTGGGCTTCTTTATCTTCTGATAGACTCAATCTTGCATAAAATAGATTGATTTTATTCAACATCTCTTGCAAAGTTTCAACTCTTTCAGACTTCTCTCGTAGACTTAGAGTTGGAAAGATTAGGATATTTTCAGATATAACTGAACCAAGTTTTGAAATATTTTCAATTTCTTCTTGAACAATGGAAGAATCAAAGAAACTCATTGAATGTATTTGCGTATTATTCCCCTGTATTTAGAAGAATCAAAATCAAGAAACGGAGCAAACTTTTCAATCTTATTGCTCACTATTGCCCATATCGGGTCCTGTAAGGCATCATCATATTTTTCCTTCAAGTTCAGAACTTCAATAAAAAGAAAAAGCGTTTCAAATTTTATTGAGTTATTAAGATAAGACCTTAAAAGTTTTGGATGTTTTGAACCATCAACTTTAACAACTTCAAACAAATGTTGAGACTCTGTTATTGTTTTAAGGTCTTGTTCAAAGATATAAGACAGAGATTCTCTAACTCTTTTACTTTCTAGGTAGGTTTTCTCTCCATTTTTGATGATGTCGCCTATCCAAAGAGAGGAAGGATTATCTGATGCAACAAAGTTGGAAACAAAGAAATCTACAATCTCTTGAGGTTTTTTCTTTCTGCTCAGTCGTTCAAAAAACAACCGGTCTTTACTCTTTTTGAATGTTTCGGGCGAACATTTAATCTTTCCCTGATATTTAAAGAAGTCGTATGATGGTGTGCAATAATGTCGTTTTATTGCAAGATAAGTGACGTAGACTTCATATGGGTTCACGGGTCTTTAATAATTTCTGGTACGATATGTGCTTGAAAATACTCTTCAAATTTTTTCTTCAATTCCTGGTCTTCAATTCTCTGGGAAAATCCTAAAACTTCTTTTGTTGCTAACCAATAGATTGTTCCATTATTATCTTTAGTTCTCGTTAGACTAGAGTAACCTAGGCCAGTAAAATGATAAGAACTTCTAATTATCATAGTGGTAGCCTTGCTTTGGATGTTCGCCTCAAGAAGTTCAGTTTAATTGCATCTCCTTGAATTCTATCTTTAAGAGTCTTTGAAATTAGTTTTGTAATTGACTCAATATCAATGCTATTGACCTCACAGTATTCGGTGATTGCTGTAATATAATTCAAGTCATCTCTTTTTGAAACAAGAATCTCAATTTCTTTTGCAAACTTATCTGGGCAGAGAAACTTTTTTTCTAGTTCTTTTTGTAGTTCTTCGGAAGCATTCATTGTTTATCAGCGATAAATTTGTTGATATATTTTCTAAGAAGTTTAACGTATTTTTGAAGGTCTTTCTCAATGTAAACTTCAACTTCTCCGTTTTGACAGGACATAATAATCACAAGTTGTTTCGGCATTACTCCAAATCGTTCAGCGTACATATATGCATATGAGAAACATTGAACAAAGTAACCTTCAATCCACTCTAGTTTTTTGGGTTCTTGTGACGTTTTATGGTCAATAACGCTAAGAACTCCATCAAACTCTGCAATCATATCAGGAGTGCCCGCAAGTTCCCAATCAAACGAATAAAGGGGAACTTCAATTGTATGAATCTTTCCAATTCTATTGAATGTAGAAAGAGCATTGTTGAATAGAAACTTAGCAAGAGCAGACTTTTCAGGAATCTCTTCGTTTTTAAAGTATGCCTCAGAAAGAGCGTGGTATTGAGTTCCTAGAGTTGTTGCAAACTTAATAACTCGTTTGGCCTCGTCTTCGCCAACCCTCTTTCTCCATTCAGCAATCTTTTCTTTAGAGTAATTGGATGTAACCGATGTAACAGAGATGAAAGTTTTATATCCTTCAAAATCTGGAACCTTATAATACCTATTTCCGTCTAGAGTTACTCTTTCTATTTTTGGGATATTTAAATCTAAATGTTCAAATATCGGTCGCTTGATTTTATTTAATTTTTGTTTTAGGGTGATACCCATTTTTCCTCGCTTTGGAGTGGTATCACCCTAGCACATCTTCTCGGATTTGTCAAGTGGTCGCGGTTTCCTGTTCGTATTCGTGTTCAGCGATTAGGAAGGATTTAACTATTCCTGAGCGGATCACATCTTCAATGCCAAATTGAACCAAATCAAATTCTTCCATTCTCTTAAGAACCTCAGCAAAATCAAGAAAACCTTTACGCTCGCTCATTTTTGTTAGGTCAGATTGCTTAGAATCACCGGCAAAGAAGATTTTACTATCTTGACCAACACGGGTAATAACCGTTGATAGATGATGATAGTTAAGGTTCTGGCACTCATCTACAATAAGGATGCAGTTATCATATGTTGTACCCCTAAGGAAGGATACACACATAAAGTCTAAAAAGTTTTCAGCCTTAAGTAGACCATAGAGCATTTCAAAATCTTCCTCTGTTGGTAAGTCAAACATAGACTTTACCATATGTTTGTAAGGAGACTCAAATGGTGCAATCTTATCTCCAACAGTGCCAGGGACGAAACCAATTTCAAGGGATTGAACAGTTGAACGCACAATGATAATTTTATCATAAGGTGTTCTTTCATTAAGAACATCTTTAAGGGCATTGTATAATAGAACGTGTGTTTTACCGGTTCCAGGAGAACCATAAGCAAGGATATTTTGTCCCCTTTCGTATGAATCAAAAAGTTTTGCTTGGTTATCAGTTAAAGGATGCATTTTATGCAATACATCTAAACTGATTGTTTTTTTATTTCTCTTTGGTGCCCTATTGTAGCCTTGTGCGTCTGTGGTCCGTCTTTTACGAGTCATTTAGGTTCGTTTAAGGAAATGAGTTAGATTTTGCTGATTTTGCTTTGAGAGGCCCCAGATTTTGAGGCTTTTTGTAGAACCTCATTCCATCCTGGATTCTTTTTAACTAGTTTTTCGCGCCACTCACCCGTTTCCGCAAATGCGGCGGCACCCTCACTCCAATCGCGCACCCACTCTGGATTTTTTTCGTACCAAGCCATAATGTCATTAACACTAATGCTGATTTCTTTTTTTTCTCCAGTTTCTTTATTAATAATTGGATAGATTGCCAATGATTACCTCCATAATGTTGTAACTATTTATCCTAACTCAAATAACCCAATCAGTTTCTAATCCACCAAGAGAATTCGCAATGGTGGGAAAACATTCCACAAAAATTGCTTTACAAGCCTTTGCAACTTCCTTATGCTCCAGTTGTGTTCCATTCTTTTCTCGGAGTGCAATGTATGTAATCCAAGACCTAAGACTACCTTTCATATAAAGTCTTGTCATTGTTGCACCGGGTAAAACAAATCTTGAGCACTCTTTTGCGACACCAAAACTTAACAGTTTTTGATAAAGATTCTTAGATGCTTCAAAGTGCTGTCGAATTTCATCCTGTAGGCTAAGTTTTAAGTAATCGCCCAAATCATCAGTTGAGTTTTGCCTATTCTTGGTGTCTTGCTTTCTTAAATCTGGAATAGGAATATCTAGATTTAACTCAGTAGCATCAGCATATCTCTGAGAGAATTGCTGAAACTCAAAACTTCTATGACGAAGAATCTGAGTTGCAATCGGCATTTGACAATTAATCTCAACTGTCATATCTGCCATTTGAAAAATACTCCAATGACGTTCCCTGATGCAGTATTTCATAAGACCGGCAAAGTCTTCGTTATCTTGATTTTTGGGATTTGAAACCCTTGCACAATATGCAATTATCTTTTCCGCATCCGGCGTAATTGAAATAAGTTCAACACTGCTGCTCATTCTCTTGCTCTCCTTTTGCTCTCTTACGTGATTTTTTTAGGTCCTTCATCAATAGTTTAATCTCTTGATATGCCTCTTCTGCGGTCATCTTATCGCCAATCTCTAGGCCGACAATAATCTCAATTCTATCGGCAAAAGCCGCCATATCCTTTTCAAACGGGGTTAAATCATAAGCCATTAGTTTTCCTCATCGTAATCGGGTTCTTCATATTCGTCCTGTATCTTTTGTATCATATCTTCAAAACGAACAATATTCGTTTCTTCTTCCTCAACACAAACCTCCTCTTTAAGAAGTTCAACAATATTCTCTAAATTTTGAATCAAAAGTTTGAGGCGTTTATTGTTTACTTTCTCGGGGACGGGCTGCTCTTGAGGTCGGTAATACCCTAGCATAGTTCCTCCATTTTGTCAAGTCCCAAACGTGTGAATGGTATAGATTCCATCCGATAGAATTTTGCTAACCTAAGTTAACAATGCACAGGTATTAATACCTGAGGGGCTATCTCCCAAAGTCTCAAGAATTCTTGAGACGCTTTTTACCCAGATATTCCGGGCACCATTTATGTCTCTATTGACACAATGGCTATCATCTTGTATAATTTTAGAACCCCCTAAAGAATAGTTGATTCTTCCGGTCCAAGACAAAGTTTTTGTTGTGTAGGATTCATTTACAATTAACAGTAATTTATTAAACTCTTCACATTTATTCTTCAAAAAACATTTAAATCTATAATGTGACCAAGTTAATAAAGAACGTGCGGTTTTTGAATTTAGTTTTCTCTTACCTCTTTTAACCATTTGACTAACGTCAAATGATGGTAAAAAGATAATGTCAAAATGTTCAACTAGAAATTTGGAAATTTTATGATGCATTTCATCAACGAGATTTTTAATCTTGTTTCTCATTCTTTTAATCGCTTTTCCGATCCTTTGTTTTTGCTTAGAATTTGATTTTGATTTTTTTGAAATCAGGTTATCCAAATGATGGCAAAGTCTCGTAATTCTTCCAATGTCCCCATTTCCCAAAAGTCCAGAAAATTCTGGATTATAAAAAGTTTGGAAAGTTCGGATTCCTGGATCCAAAGCAACAACTCTAGTTTGGTTCTCGCTAAGAGTCGTTGCTTGCTCATAAGGAATAATAAGATAATAATTGCCATTGTCTAATGACAATCTTGAATCCATAATTTTTTGAGGCAATTCCTCACTTATTTTCAATTCACCTAAAATAGTATGATAAACTCCTTTTTCCTTTATCGCGGATTTTGGAATGTAAATCGTTTGCTTACTATCCATCCTACTCCTATAACTAACTTTGTGCCATTTGTCTTTTGTTATTCCTTTATTTTTTCTCTTGCACATAGAGAACGCTTTGCAGCAGTCTCTAATCGCAACAGATTTTATTTGATAGGGAACATCGGTCGACCATTCTGGGAGTAATTTTAGTAATGGAGTTTTTATAGTTTTCCAATTTGCATTTTGTCCACTTTCATTTAAAAATTTAACTGTTTCATTAAAAGCAAATCTAGAAGCCCCAAACCAATTATTAAGAATTGATTTTTGGATTTGGGTTGGGTAAATCCTTATCTTCTTTGATTTGATTTTTATACTTTCGCATCCCGTGAATTCTACAAGAGAAGACGTGGATGATCGAAAGAATGTCGGATACGAGTTCACTTTCGGGGCTACTTGCAATTTGGTTGAGAACCACGAGTTCTCCACCGTTTTTAACGATGAGATACTCAACGAGTTCAAATCCGAATCTACAAAGTCTGTCACGCTCGGCAACCACAAGTTTGATTGAATTTCCTTGCAATAATCGTTCCAGAATGGTACGCAAACCTTTTCGTTTAAAATTGAGTCCAGAGCCAACATCAGAGATGATCTCCGCTCCTGGGTACTTGGAGATGAGATAATTTTTCTGATTGTTGAGGTCGTCTTTTTGTCTAACACTAGAAACTCTACAGTAAAGAATTGTTTGCAAACTATTTTGTTTTTGTTGTATAAAGGACTCAATGTTGAATCTTCTCTGTCCAGAAGGGGTTTTAATTGTATCAATAATACCTTCGTCGGCATATTTTCTAAGAGTATTTGGGTGTAAGCCCAGTTGTTTACGAGCCTCCTTTAATGTTACATACATATTTATTTAGTAGTATTTGTTATTTGACATTAGTATTTAGTAGCGATTCTACTACTGTTTAAGAACCTCTTTCTAGGCACATTAAATCAATAACATCACCAACAAGAACAAGTTTCTTCGTCTTAATTTCTGAAAGAAATTCTAAAAGAACCTCGGCATTGCATCGGTTCGTACCAATATGTAAATCCGAAATGAAAGCGGTGTCGTAAATCATCGTCCAATATCAATAAGAGTATGATAGGATGCTTTCATCTGCTGAAGAATCCATTGTGCGCCAAGTTTTGAATCTGCAATACCGCAAGTATAAATGTCAAATGCGGCAGTTCCTTTCTCGGGAAAGGTATGAACTGAGATATGAGATTCAGATAAAAGCAGTATTACGGTTACACCTTGAGGGTCAAATTTATGGGACACGACATTTAAAATGGTTGCTCCACATTCACTGGCGGCTTTTCTTAAAACACGAATCATAAAGTCTTCGTTATCAAGAATATCAAATTTACAACCGTAAACATTGAGCAAACAATGATGTCCCATATTAACCATTTGGAGTATCCTCCAAAAGTTTAGTGACGATTTGCTCGGTTCCGTCAAGAGTTTTCATCTCATATAGACTGCTATTCATATATTTTTTAATCTTCTTGTACCTTTTGAGGAGTTTATTTAACTCGTCGTCATTAATAATTGCTCTTGCAAAACCGCTCATTTCTTTTTGATTACCTCTTCTTCTTTTTTCTTATTTTGGCCCCAAACTCTTGGATTAACTCTCCCATTAGAGTAATCAATTTTTTCAATCACTCCCCCGAACCGGTCATAATATAAATCAAAAATGTCAACCATTCTTGCTGCCCTACAAATGTCCACTTTTTCTCCTTCTTTATCCTTATAGTAAATTAAATAAGAATCCGAAGGAAGGTCATATGTATTAACATCTAAAGTATTGGTAAAGAGAAGTTCACACTTATAAGAACCTGGAATGGCTTCTTTTTCTGGCAAGGACCAAGGTTCAAGGGAAGCAATCATACTATATCGCCCCACTGAATCTCTGGAAATGTTTCCTTTACAACATCAAATGAAATCTTATACCTATCTTGAAGTTTTTTATCTTTTACTAAACAAACAATTTCAGCCTCACGAGGATGTAGACCTTGTAAAAGATTGATGAACATTGTTTCCCGGCGGATTCCAGAAAGGTAATCATTGCCGCCACGGATGAAGTTAAAGAAATTGGTGTATTCCTTACGAATAGTTGTTCTGTTATTGCTACCATAAGAATCTAACATCTCATCGGTATTTAGTTGCTTATTCATACTATCCGAAAAGGTTGTATCATTTCCAACAATACCAATTTCTCTGGCATCGGCAAACGGTACGTCCCCAGATGGAATTGCAGATTCTAGGCTCTGGTCATAATTCCAAATGAATACTGCCATCATTGATGGGTCTTTATATTCTTGAAGAACCTCTACTTTTTTGGCATTAGAACGTTGCTTTTCAGCAAGGTCAAAAACTTCAAATAAAAATGGATTAGCTGGAAGTTTTTTAGGTGTAGTTACCTTCTTCGTCGTCGTCTTCGGTGTCGTCATAATTTTGATCAAATGTTACTGCGTAAAGAATGTCGGGTTTGATAGACCCGTCTGGGTTATACATCTCAGGATGGAGTCTAGGAGCCGGGGGATAAAATTTGGATGCTATAAATCCAATAACACCACCGAGCATTAAAAAGCAAAGAACTACTAGGACAGTTAGAGTAGTTATAAGTCCGTACATTTTAGTTTTCTCCTGAATGTTTTTTGGTTATTTTTAACTCAATCTTCAGGTGAATTTCTTTTAAGAAAAAGGAAACAACCTTAGCAATTCTAAAATTAAATAGTTCCTCCATTTTTCTTTGCTTTTTATTGCGGAGCATATACTCCACACCCCTATTTAGTTTTGGCTTTTGCTCTCCTGCCCGGTCTTTTGTCATAAACATATTTCTCGGCGTCGTTAATGAAGGATTCCAGGTAGGTCTTAATGCGCCTCGCAAAAGGCTTTGAGAGGTGTCCATATGCCTCTCTAAGGTAGCAGTGGCGTGGGTCTTGGCCACCCTCAAGGTATTCGGACAATTCTTGGATTGTAGACCTCAGATTTAATACTGTAGTGCTCGCAAGAAAGTCTTGGGCATCGGTTCTTCGGAACTCTTTCTGTTGGAGATAAGTGTATAAATTAAGGATGAACTTACTTTCACCAAAGGCAAAATCAATTGCTCTTTCAACATCAATGTAAACCTCTTCCATTACAGAATTTTTTGCTCTTTTAGGAATGTGATTGTATCTTTGCAGCCGCCCAATTTTCTATTACTCATTACAACTTGCGGAAAAGTTGACCCATCTCCAAACTCATTGTAAAAATCATCTTTTGGGTAATGTTCGCCAAGATTGTAAACAACATATTCTAAACCAGCGAGGTGCATCACTTTTTTAATTTGGTCGCAATATGGGCAACCATCTTTTGAGTAAATTACGAATTTCATTGTTGGTTAACTCTCCGTTCCAAGTTTTTTAAACGCTGTTCTCTTTCGGTTTCAATTCTATCCTTTTCGGCCTCTGTGGCTCTGCGCCTTTGTTCTATTTGTTGAGACTCTCTATTTGTATCAGCTTCGGCTTTTTGTTGTTCTAATGATGCCCGCGTTTTTGCTGCAGAATTTTCTCTCCCTACACTAATACTAGTCGTATTTTCGCAAAACTGTTGAAATGTTTTCATTCTAGTTTTTAAATTAGAACTATTTAGAGGTCAAAAATCTTTCCGGCCGCCGATTGCTTATAAAACTCCAATTCTTGTCTTAGTTTTTCGTTCTCTGAAAGCAATGAAATAACATTTTCATTTGCTCTTTCCGATTCGGCAAGATTGTGTCCGAAAACATCAAGAGCAGTTTTAAATTTAGTAAATGGCATTTGATTTTCTGGTAAGGGGGTGTGAATCATCTGCACCATCCAATGACTTAACAAATAATTCAGTGAACTTTTGCATTTGTTCAGGAATGACGCTAGATGGTTGCTCGCCAATTGCCTTGCGAAGACTATCCATCTCGTTCCATTCTTCTTTTGTCATTGGCTTGGTTGCATTCATTTTATTTAGAGTTTAGTAAAATTTACAGAGTAGTTTTCGTTTTCTTTAGATTTAAAGAAAAGTTGTTGAGTCACATTATCCCAACCGAATGTATTTGGTTGTAGGTCATCAAGAAACTCTTCAAGGGTGTACTTTTCGGTTTCTCGTCTGTAAAACCAAATAGTGAAACTATCCGATTCTTCTCCAGTTTCAATGAATTTTGTTGAAAGTTTCTTTGTGATTTCAAAAAAACCTTCAAAGGGTTGCTGAGTCTCCATCACTGTTAATCTTTTTACGAAGGGTAGTTTTTAATAGTTCCATTGCCTCATATTGCTGGTCAACAACGGTGATATTCTCGATAGAAATAAGAATATCACCGATTAAACGAATCACTACTGGCTTTTCGGTTCTAGATGCAAAACTTAGGGCATTACGGATGTGGGAAGCTGCAGTATTAAGTTCTTCCTGTACTCGTTCGGAAATTTGGTTCATTGTTTGTTTTGCATGGTTTTCAGTGTGGGATAAAGTTTTTCTGCTAGATGATAACGACCACTATCAAAACTATCATACCAGCCAGCCTCTCGGTTTGAAAGAATTTCTTCCAGTTCGGTTAAAATGGAATCAAGCGTTTCGGGGGGAGTAGGTGGAGATGGAGTTGGGCCATAATCAGTGATGAGAGACTCTGTTCCAAAAGTCTCTTTCATGTAGTTCGTATCGCGGTCGGTTTTTGCCATTGTTTTAATGAGTTGTGTCTTTTGTGATAGTTGGATAAATTGGTTTAATTTTAGTCGAGCACCAATCTGGTTTTTCCGTAAAAGTGTCGCAAAGTTTTTGTTGCTCCGTTTGAGTTTTTGTAGCCAATTGCCTATGAATGCAGGGAATAGAAATAAACCCGCAAACTATGGATGCACTAATTACATCAATCATCAAACGAAACAAAATGTCCAGGGTGTTGTGTAATTACAGAGTTCCAAACTTCAGGAAACTGTCGGTCAACTCGCTCAATATAATACTCTAGAAAAGCAATTGCTGCATCTAATGATGTATCAGGATTTTCAGATTTTTCACGAGTATAATATAACATCTGCTTAACGTGTTCAAAGTTAAATAGAAGTTGTTCCATTTCACTCAATGAGTCAAAAGATGAACTGTAATGCGGGTCAAACAGGATTAAATGAATCCTACGGTAGATTTTGTTTTGAGTTGACCAGAAAAAGGCTGAAGATTAAAGACTTCAGCTAGTGAAACCTCATTTTCAAAAGGTTCTTGTTCCATTTTAAGAGCCCCTGATACCACATTCGCCTGCTGTGCAGTAAGATTCTCAAAATTAAGAATATCAAAACACCGGCCAGGGCGAATAAGAGCTGGATCAATTTCTTTAACAGAAGGAAGATTTGTCGTGAAGATAATCTTCTTATGTTGATTGCTGACTAGGCCATCTCCAATGTTAAGGAATTTCATAATCATATGATTTCCGTCTTTTCTTGGTCTAAGAAAAGTATCGGAATCCTCAAGAACCAAAAGTTGACTATCATCGTCGCCAATAAAGTTTGCAAAGAAACTATCATCTTCAAGAATCTTTACATCGTAAGAGACGATGGCATTGCTCCGCGTATGTGCAATAAGTCCTCGCAGAAATGTTGTCTTTCCAGTTCCAGGTGGACCAATGAGAATGAGAATAGAAGCTCTTGACTTCATATATTCATCATAATATTCCTCAAGGGGTTTCTCACCGAGAAATGGATAGAACTCTTTAATTGGATAGTTATCAGTTAAAACTGGAAGAGATATGCTTTCACCTTTTTGGTTATAGACCCATTCAATTGAAGAAACAACTTCTTCAAAATTGTCTTTAAAAAGTTGTTGTACTCTCTGGACCTCTTGTTCTTCTCCAAAGATTTGAACACTCGTTGAGTTTCGGTGAATACCGCGAATTTCAATAACACAATGTTCGTTCTTAAGAAGAAACAAGTATTGGGTCTGAGAAATAACAAAATTGCCTAGAACAGTTTTTACAAACTCTTTGACTTTTTCTGGATTGGTGTAAAACTTGTAATCTGCCTTAAATACATTTTCAGAATTTTCCCAAGAAGCGTTGAGGAATTTGCCGATAATAAAATCAGAATAGCAAATTTCTTGATATGAAATGGAGTCGATTGTCATTTCCTTTTTCATCGGATGTTACACATCATAAAACATTTTTGCGCGGGTGGGGCATTTGGTGGACAGTTTTGCAACCGGCTCACAGCTCATAAAATTCATCTTTTGGTTTTTCTTTTTGGAGTTTGATGAAATGCTCGGCAGAGTCATATGAACGAAAGAATACTCTATGTGGTGGGAAACTTGTCTCCCAATAATCCCAGTACAAAAAGAAACGTTTAAACTGTGGAACGAAAATAACCGCTCCGTCTAAATCTGTCGTTTTCTTGATTCTGTGACTCATTTTTTGGGTTGCGTTTTTTGAATGGTGTAGTCTTTGGCTTTTAGGCCATAGCGTTTAATGTGTTTATCCATATCAATTTTATCTTTAAACCAACAGGTCTTCTTTTCGCCTCTATCTGAATGTTGTAGTTCAAATGGAAAACTTAGATGAAAGGGCTTAGCATTAGGTTGCTGAACCGGCATCGGTGCATTTGATGGCGGATTCACCTTCGTTGTTGCATTGAGATTTCTACGCTTTTTTGCCACTTTCTCGCCCCGCAATAAATGCCGCTCTTAGCCAAGACAAAAGAATCTTTTCGCCTTCCTTCTTTTGAAGTTCATCACCATCTTTTAAATAGTGGTCACAGTCTCCAAAAAACCTTTCACTCTTAAGAGAAAAGTATTCAAGCTGGTGAAACCATTCCTCAAATGTGTTTTTTGTTTCCATCTTTATTTACAACTGTCTTTAAATAATTTTGATAGTTGAGAAATTTTTGAATCTTTGGCTCTACTCCAAGACTTTCACAACAAAACGTATAACTTAAAAATTCAAACCAAGGGGCAGTTGAATCAAAATCACTCATCATCTTCTTCTGGTTTAAGGTCGTAGAAACAATTATCTTCTTCGTATCTGTGAAAAATACTACTACACGCCTCAACAAACGAATTGGAGATTTTCATAACATTCTCGCGGCTGTCCTCAAAGTTATTTGTCAGAGAATCAATAAAATCATCGGATGGAACCTTAGCGAACAAAAGAGTAAGAGCAGCAATTAAATAACCGCCAATCCAGTGTGCAGGAGAAACATCTCGCATAACAAGGATTCTATCAAAAGTGCTCGGCTCTCCTTCTTCTAGTTCTTCATCTTCACTATAGTATGAAATTCTTTGCATTCCACAGAGCCATACCAATTCCATCATTAGATAGTTTTGCCCATCACTATCTAAAGGCAACAAGTCTTCTTTTGTTGGAACATTTCCACTCTGTAAGATTTTAATAATTTCATCGGGAACATCTTCTGTTTCAATGTCATCATAAACAGCTGTGTCTAGATTATACCTAGTTTGTAGACATTCAATGAATTCAACAGTAAACTCCGATGTAGATTCACTTTCAGCCTTAAGAGAGGCCACCATATTATTCAGTTGGGTAAAATCAAGTTCTTCAATCATTGTTTTGGTTCCTGTTAGCATTTTTTGTGAATTCTCTAATAAAGAGATGATATTCAATTTCCATTCTCAGACGGACTAGTGGATTTTTTGGATGATTATTAATCAACCACCAGAACCCGGCAATCTTAACCTTGAGCAACTTGAGATTAAGAATAATGTATTCGGCAGACCTTGGTTCAATATAGAGAATGTAAGCCAAGAGTCCAAAAAAGATTATGAGGATTTGAAAATAAAGATTCATTTTTTACGAAGTCTAATTGTTTTCTCTGGGTCATTTGTGTTTATGTATACTGGACAATTTGGAACCGCTTTTCTGAGTTCAAGAAAAATGTGTAATTTTTGTTGAAGTGAAAGATTAGCAGATTTAACTAGTCTTTCAGAAATGTCCACAAGTTGATTACAAGTGATAACTGTTGCAAGTAGAAAAGGAACCATTATTTCTATTCAATCTCAATGAAAAAGTCATTATTAAACCCAGTATCCTCATGTGGATAACCGCGAGGATTGCAAGTCATTCTACATTCTCCAATCATAAAGTCAAATGGTGTATGAACGTGACCAAATGCCCAATTTTTAATATTGGGATTATCTAAAATAAAATTATCTAAGTCACTACAAAAAGAACCATTGAGGGGAGAGGTTTTAAATTTTGGCGCAATAGCCCGAAGAGTTGGGCTATGATGCGTTACAACAAATACTCGCTCGTTTTTTAGTTCTTCTACTTTTTCTTTAATGTATGCAAAGCTATTTTTGTGAAACCTAAGAACATCATTTGTATTAAGTTTCCTGTAATTGCTAGTAATACGGATACTTTTATAGTCATTCATATACATTTGAGCGTCCATCATTTGTATTGGATTCTCATTAAAGAAGTTAGTCCAAAGCGTGCAACAAATAAAATTTATGTCTCTAAACTTAAACGTTTCATTTTCAAGAACGTGAAAGTTATCGGGAACTGATTCTTTTATTTTTCTAAATGCCCCCTCATAATTGAAAGAGTATGCGTCATGGTTACCTTGACAGTAAATAACTTCAGTAAAGTTTTCGGAACACTCTTCAATAAACTTACGGTAAATATCGCCGAGATGTCCGTCGGTTTTTAAATGACGAGCACAGAGAATATCTCCCGCAAGGATAATAATATCTCCTTCTCCGGGATGAAAATATTGTCCCGGATAATTGTGCTCTAAGTGAAGGTCATTGTATTGGAGAATCTTAATCATTTTCGTAATCAGAGATTTCTTCTTGAATTCTACATTGCAGTTCTTTTAGTTGAGTTGTAGAAACATCATACTCGTCAAACTCATTATACTTTTTAATTGACTTGATTGCCACTGAAAGGCAATAGTCAAGATTTTGGAGGTCATTCAAATTAAGATTCATAGTTCTTTCTTAATGAAGAGTTGATGGTTACACCCTACTGCATTTTACTGGGTTATGGATATTTAGTGGACGGTTCGGGAATTGTCACAAACCGTCAAAAAGAGGAACAAACAATAAGTCCTTACCGTCATTCAATAGAGTATGCATACCAATTAGTTCATAAGTGGCATACCCGGCGGCAGTCCAGGCGGCATTCCTGGCGGCATCCCCGGCGGCATACCAGGCGGCAGACCTGGCGGCATCCCAGGCGGCATCCCTGGCGGCATCCCTGGCGGCATACTCGGCGGCAGACCCGGCGGCATACCAGGCGGCAGGCCCGGCGGCCGAGGTGGCGGCATCCCTGGCGGCAGGGTCTAGGGCATCATAACGGCGAGCAACTTCTTCCCATTGGGGTTCGGTAAGACTATCCATAAACCACCAGAAGTTCAGGACTGTTTCGTAGTTTGGTCCTA